GTTTTGCGCACAAAGTAAAAAATTGAGATTTTCCGAAAAGTTTCGGGAAAAATTTTGACTTTGCAAGCACATCAGAAATTTTGAAAATTTATGAAAGGGAGTTGATGCAGATGAGCAGAGAAGAAACGCTGAAAGCGTTTTTTGAAAATGTTGATGAAGATAAAAGACAATTTGCGCATGATACCATCGATGAATATCTCTTTTTCATAGACAGAATTGCGGAGCTGCGCAAACTCCCATACATAAGAGTTGACAAGAAGAATCCCGAAAGACAGCAGTTGACTCCTGCCGCAAAACTCATTCGGGAGTATTCGCAAGCTGTTGACGCAAAAAGAAAAACTCTGCTGATGATACTTTACCGAATAGAGAACAGCGCGGCAGATGAACTGCTCTCTGTGCTGAAGAATTTTGAATGAAAACATATCTTGAACAGTACAGTGATCTGATTCGGTCGGGCGATGTCATAGTCGGGTATTGGATGCGGCGAGAGATTGACAATCTCATTGAAGATTTGAACAATCCCGCATATATCTACGATGTGACCGAAGCGCACAAGCGAATCAAATTCATGCAAACTTTGTGCTTGCAGTCGAAACATCCGTATTTCGGAAAACCGATAGAATTGATGGCGTGGCAACTCGCTTTCATTGAAAGTCTTTACTCTTTCAGAATGGCAGATACAAAGCACAGAAGATTTGTTGAAGCACTTCTTGAGATAGGACGAAAAAACGGAAAGTCAACACTTCTTGCGGGAGACGGAAACACAGATTTGTTCATCGGCGAGGGCGGCAGTGAAATCTGTTGTGCTTCAAATGATGACAAACAGAGCAAATACATATGGCGAGAGATTGCAGGCATGAGAGCGAGACTTGACCCGAAGAAAGCAATCACATCGCAAAACTTGACGGAGATTCGAAACGATGTCAAGAACATCATTGTTTCGAGGATGTCAAGCAAAACGCAAAACAAGGACGGCGGCAACTATACAAAGACTTATCAAGATGAGAGCCATGACGTTGACGAGGAAAACGGCAACTGTGAAATCGCTGAAGCTTGTTGGCGTGGAATGTCAACAAAAGATGAACCGCTTTTCATAAACTGCACAACACAAGGATTCTCCCGCGATGGGTGCTATCTCGATAAAAAAATCGAGAGGGCGAAAAAGGTTATCATGGGAGAAATAGACGATGCGCATTTTCTACCGTTTCTGTTCGAACAAGATTCCGAACAAGAGATATGGCAGGATGAATCATCGTGGGAGAAGTCAAATCCGTCTTTGCGTTACGGAGTCAAGAAGCTTTCAAAACTGCGCCGAGATGTTGACATTGCGCGGACGGACAAAGCGGCAAGACTGCATCTTCTGTGCAAGGATTTCAACATCAAGCAGAACTCCGCAGAGAGTTGGCTTCGCTCAGAAGATTTCACATACATTCAAGACAAGAAGTCTCTTGAAGATTTTCGCGGCTGTGTGTGCCTTGCAGCTCTCGACTGTTCGCAGACAACGGACTTGACAAACTTGAAACTGCTGTTTATGCGACAAGGAGATAATACAAAATATATCTTTTCGCATTATTGGATTCCCGAAAGCAAGCTGACGGACAGCGCAGACAAATCAGCAGGCGCACAGTATGAAGAATGGGCGCAAAAAGGATATATGACGATTCAGAAAGGCAGTATCATCGATCTGACCGCAATCGTTGAGTACATCCGCAAACTCAAAACGCAGTACGGCATCACGGTTTACAAATGCGGCTACGATAAAGCGTACGCGAGAGAATTTGAAAAAGCGATTGACGAACTTTCCGAAGATATCAGAGAGCCTATCAATCAAAAAGTGATGTCAACTCCGATGAAGTGGGCAGAAAGAGACTTTCAAAGTCACATTATCAACTTCGGCAACAATCCTGTTGACGAATGGTGTCTGTCAAATGCTTGTTGCTTCATAGACGGTCACGAAAACTATTCTTGCAAGAAATCACAAGCAAACAAGCGCATTGACGGCGCGGTTGTATTCATCATCATGTATGCGACCTTGCTGAAGTTTAATTCCGATTTTCAAAGATTCATAAAATAAAGAGGTGAGAATCACGGGACTTTTCGACATATTCAAAAAGAAAGAAGCCAAACAGGGACTTAAGTATGCGCCGACAATGGCGGGAAACTCGCCTTTTTATTCTTCTTTCGGTGACAGTGTGTACGCATCGGACATTGTAGTGCAGTCAATCCGTTGCAAGGCGAACGAATTCAAGAAGCTACAGCCGCGACACATACGCAACACAGGCGGGAATCAGACGGTAGTGACAGACTCAAGTGTGGCAAGAGTCTTGCAAAGACCAAACGCATGGATGACACAAGCTGACTTCCTTGAAAAGATTACTATTTTAAGGGAACTCAACAAAAATGCGTACATCTATCCCGAATATTACATCACAAAAGGCGGTGAGAGGTATTATACTGCGCTCTATCCTCTCAAGCCTACGCAAGTGACATACCTCACAGACAGCGGCGGGAAACTTTTTATCAAGTTTGAATTTATGAGCGGGTATGAAATTATACTCCCCGCTGAAAGCGTTATTCATTGGCGAAAAGATTACGGAGTCGATGATTACTTCGGCGGGTCGGCTTTTGGCAGTAATGATAACGCGGGGCTCTTGACAATGCTCAAGCGATATGACCAACTTACGCAGAGCATTGCAAAGGCTCTTGAATGTTCCTGTCAGATCAACGGCATTGTGAAGTACAATTCATATCTTGACGATGAAGCAACAGAAGCGGCAAGAAAAGAGTTTGAAGAAAATCTCAAGAATAACAAAAGCGGCATTCTGTTCTCTGATCTGAAAACAGAATACACGCATTTGCCGAGAGATGTGAAGCTTGTCGATGCGGAAACTCTGCAATTCTTTTACGATACCATCTTGAGAGCAAACGGAACTCCGCTTTGCATCCTCAACGGAGATTATACGAAAGCGCAGAAAGAAGCCTATTATGAACACGCGCTTGAAGCGGACATCAAGAGTCTCGGTCAAGCAATGAGCAAAGTGATGTTTTCCGACAGAGAATTTTCATTCGGCAATGAAATTATCTTTTATCCGAATTCGATTGAATTCATGTCTATGGAAAACAAAATCAGTGCATTGCAGACAGGACTGCCAGCAGGCATTTTCACGAAAAACGAAGCGCGAGAACTTCTCGGCTATGCGCCTATTGAGGGCGGCGATGTAATGCCGAGAGGCTACAACGAAGTTGACACAACAGGAGATGGCGGCAATGAGTGATAAAGAAGTAAGGCTTGCTAACATATCCGATTTTAACATTGAACTCCGCAAAGATGAGAACGAAAGCGGCAAAATGATAATCGAAGGATATGCGGCAGTATTTGATGAAGAAACTCTCATCGGCAATGAAGAGTGGGGATTCTATGAGCGCATAGAAAAGGGCGCATTTGACGGGACAATGATGAAAGATGTCCCTCTGAAATATAATCACTCGGACAATGTGCCGATACTCGCAAGAACTCGCAACAAGAGTCTTGAACTCAAGACAGATGACAAGGGGCTTTTCATTCGTGCGGAGCTGCTTGATACGCAAGACAACATTGATATGTATAAGCGAATCAAAGCGGGGCTGATCGACAAAATGTCTTTCGCTTTCACGGTGAAGAAAGATGCTGAAGAATGGGAGAAAGGCGAAATCCCGAAGCGAACAATCAAACAGTTTGACAGATTGTTCGATGTTTCTGTTGTTGATGTGCCTGCATATGACGGCACTTCAATATATGCGCGGAGTCTTGAAATGTGCGAGACTTTCAAGAACGCAGTGGAGACTGTGCCGCAAGAAAAGCGTGATTATTCAATCACAAATTTAATTAAACAGTACAAAGGAGTAAACAGATGAAAGAGAAACTGACAAAACTGCTTGAAGCAAAGCAGGAGCAGAAGCGCAATCTTGATGCCGCGCTCATTGAGAGTGACAGCAAGGAAGAGAGAGCTGCAATCGGTGAGACTCTCAAGGCACTTGCCGCAGAGATTGCTGATGTTGAAGCAATGCTTGCGGAAGTTGACGAGCCTGCCGCACAGGAGAACAAAGACACCGAAAAAGGAGACGAAAGAAAGATGAACATTCTGTCTACTATGCAGACGAGAGACGCAAAGACCGATGAGGGGACTTCCTCTCTTGAGTACAGAAAAGCGTTTCAGCAGTATATGGCAACGGGTATGATGAACTATCGTGCTGATGCTACTACTAAGACCACCGACACCAATGTGTCAACCGTCATCCCCGAAAATCTTGTAAACAAGATACTTGAGAAGTATGAGGAACTCGGTACCATTTACAATCTTGTAACAAAGACCGCGTTCCCTGTCGGACAGAGTATCCCTGTTGACGGCTTGAAGCCTACTGCAACATGGGTCGGCAGAAACACTACTACTCCCGCATCCTCTACCAACGGAGAGGGCGCTACTTCCGATGCACAGGGCAAGACTCTGTCTGCGGCTATCGTATTCGCGCATTACAAACTGCGCTGTGAAATTCGATACACAGAAGAAGTTGCTACTATGGCGCTTCCTGCATTTGAGGAACTGTTCATCCGTCAAGTAGGCGAAGCAATGCTCCGCGCACAGGAATTCGCAATCGTTGAGGGTGACGGCTACGGTATGCCCACTGGTATTCTTTACGAACATCCCGATGAAGGCAAGAATATTATTGTTGCGCACGGTGGCAATCTCACTTATGAGAAGCTGTGCGAGTGCGAAGCGGCTCTCCCTGTTGAGTATGAGAGCGGCGCAAAGTGGTGTATGTCGAAAAAGACCTTCATGGACTTTGTGGGCATGGTCGATTCCAACGGACAGCCGATTGCGCGTGTAAACTACGGCATTGGCGGCAAGCCTGAGAGAACTCTGCTCGGCAGAGATGTAGTCATTTATGTTCCGCAGAGCGGAAGCATACTGAAAGACTTTACCACGACCAACGAAGATTATATCACTGTGGCGTTTATGTTTGACTTCAGCGACTATGTGCTGAACACTAACTATGATTTGGGCATTTCCCACGCTCGCGATTGGGATAACGAAGACCACAAGACTAAAGCCGTCCTTGCTTGCGATGGTAAGGTAATTGACGTAGGAAGCCTTGTGACTCTCGGTGTTGCTGCCAAAGCATAACGGACTATTTATAAAGTGAGGGCATAGAAATGGCGCAACTGACAGCTACAGAAAGACTTGCAGAAGTAAAAACGGCACTCGGCATCTCGGGCAATTATTCCGATGATACTCTTCAATTCTATATCAACGAAACAATCGCGGAATTGATTGATGCAGGTGTCAAAAAGACTGTTGCGGAGAGTGATGCGGCTGTCGGTTGCATCGCTCTCGGAGTCAATGACTTGTGGAACTATTCAAGCGGCGGCGTGAAGCACAGCGAACAGTTTAATCGAAGACTTATTCAGTTGACAAAACGGAGTGATTGAATGTACAGACCGACTGAAGCATCACAAATGACAACGCCTATGCAGTTGCAACAGCCGTCAACCGCCGTTTCTTATGGGGTAAACACAAAGACATATGAAAACGTTGACGGCATTATATGGGCAAATTTCAAAACATACGGCGGTACAGAGACGGTCAGCAACAATATTCTTTCTGTCGAGGATACTGCGCAAATAACTTGTTGGTATCGTCCCGACATCAAGAGCAATTGCAGACTTATACGGCTGAGTGATGGAGCTGCGTTTGAAATTCTCGGAGAGCCTGAAAACATCGAGATGCGCAATCAGTTTTTGAAATTCAAAATCCGCCGTATAAAGGGCGGTGCTTGATATGGCAAAGAGCGGCATCACTCTGAAGTTTGAAGGATTTGAAGAACTGCTGAAAGATATCGAAGCGGCAGGACGCACAATGAATTCTGCTGTTGACAGTTGTATGAAGCAGTCGGCGCAAATCGCAGAAAAGGAACTCAAAACGCAGATGCGCAAAGCGCAAGTCCCCGACAATTTAACAAACGCGATGCCGCCGCCCGAAATCGAATGGGACGGGAATCAATGTGTTGCAAAAGTCGGGTATAAAAAAGGCGCGTATGACCCGAATAATCCGTCTGATGCGTATAAAGTGATATTTCTCAATTACGGAACACCGCATCGAAAGAAACACGGTCATGTCAAAGCGCGGGGATTCATTGACAAAGCGAAGAAAAACGCTTCTCGACAAATCAAAAAAGAGCAGAAAGCAACGCTTGAAAAAATTCTTGAAAGGTTGAAGAACGGATGAAACAACTCTTGATTAACACGTTGAACACGTTCGGATATCCTGTATATCTTCAAGGAACGCTGAATCCCGATAAAGCATATCCCGAAAGCTTTGTCACTTTTTGGACGGACTACACGGCAGACAATGCGCACTATGACGATGATGTTCATTCCGTTGATTGGAATTTTACCGTGATTTTCTATTCAAGCAATCCGACACTTGTGAACACTGTTCCGCAGATGATGCGCACTGCGCTGAAGAACGCAGGATTCATTCCGCAAGGTAAAGGGCAGGACATTCCCAGTGATGAGCCTACTCACACAGGGTGGGCAACAGAATATATTTACACAGAAATTCAAAAAAAGGAGAACAGACATGGCAGTTGAATTCAGAGGATGCAAGCGGCTTGTGTTTGCAGAGGTAACAAAAGATAACAACGAGTCGGGCGCATCGGGCGGCTACACTACAGGCACGGTCAAAGTGCTTGCGCCTGTTGCGGAGATCAGCAAGACGGTTGAAACTTCCGCAGAATCAAAGTATTACGACAACAAGGCGGCAATCGTCATTAACAGTGAAGGAGCTGACACTGTATCGTTTACTATCGCAATTCCCGATGATGAAATTCTCGCGGAGATTACGGGCAGAACCTACGATTCCGCGAAAAAGATGTTCATCGAGAGCGAGAGAGAAACGAAGTATTTCGCGGTCGGCTACATTCTCGGCGAAAAGGGCGAGGGTGATGATGAGCGTTATGTGTGGCGGTACAAGGGAACGTTCAACATTCCCGATGAGACTTCGGCAACGGAGAATGACGGCACTGATTCAAACAACATGACTCTTGAATACACGGGAATCTACACCGACCATGAATTCACCAACGGAAAGGGGACGGGCGTGAAAGGAGCTGCAAAAGCGTCTTTCATCCGCGAGAGCAACAATGTCGCTACTGCTGACGAGTGGTTTGCGGCGGTTGCCACTCCCGACTCTACTTTTGCTTAATTAATTAAACAATTCCGAGACTGCCGAGAAAAACTCTCGGCAGTTGTCGGATAACGAAAAGGAGAATTAAAATGAAAAACATTCTTTCTCGATTTAAGTCATGGGCGGTTTGGGTATCAATCGCCGCGCTTGTAGCGTTTTGCGCAAAAGAATTTTGCGGCACTGATATTTCAAACACTGTTGACGGACTTCTCAATGTGCTGTTGCCCGTGCTTGTGGCATTCGGAATCGTGAACAATCCGACAGACAAATCAAACTTTTAAGGAGCGAGAACATGGCACAGTTTGAACTGACTACATACGGCGCAGATGATGAAGTACTCAAGCATTTTGAAACCGACAAAGTGAGATGGGGCATATTCATGCAGGCACTCGAAGTCGCGGACTCTCTCGAAGAAAAGAGCGCGTCTGAACAGTTTGCGCTGATTAACACTTTCGTCAAAAAGATATTCCCCGATTTGACTGATGCCGATCTTGAGAACGCTGATGTTGATGATGTGATGAACACATTCAAGCAGTTGCTTGCGAAAGCGGGCGCGATTGGCGGTGGCAGAAAAAACGCAGTGGGGGCAGAGTAAGCACTGCCCCGATTGATGTTCACTTTGAACTTATGGAAACAACTTTCACGCTTGCAAGAAATTTTTCGGTGACTCCTTTTGCGATTTTTGAACAGGACTGTGACGAGGTAATCTCAGTGATAAATCACTACATCAAAAAAGCAAATGCGTCTCCCGAAAAGTCTTGCAAAGACAAGAATCAACGAATTCGGGTAAATGACAAAACTGCTTCGGGCGGGTGGTGGTAAACATGGCAGGAAATGAAACTCTCGGCGCAAGTTTTTCGATTGATACAACAAATCTGAAAGCGGGACTTGCACAAGCAAACAGAATGATTCGTGAAAGCGAATCGGAATTCAAAGCCGCCGCCGCAGGAATGGACGATTGGTCGAAGAGCGAGGACGGACTGAACGCAAAAATCAAGTCGCTCAACAATGTAACAGAACTTCAGCGCAAAAAAGTTGATGCTCTGCAAAGCGAATATGACAAACTGATTGCAGACGGACTTGACCCGACAAGCAAGCAGGCAGTTGAACTGCGGACAAAAATCAACAGCGAAACCGCCGCGCTGAACAAGAACGAATCAGAACTTCAGAAGCAGACGAAAGCACTTGAAGAACTCGGCAAAGAGTCAGACGATGCGGGAAAGCAAACGGAAAAACTCGGTGACAGCGCAGACAAGGCAGGCGGCAAGCTTGGCGGTTTGGGCAAAATTGCAGGCGGAGTTGTGGGCGGCATCGCGGCAGTCGGCGCGGCTTGCGTTGCGGGGATTGGCGCATTTCTCGGACTTGCTGAAAGCACAAAAGAAACGCAAACAGCAATGGCGAAGCTTGACAATTCTTTTGCAACGGCAGGACTGAGCGCGCAAGATGCATCAGATACAATCTATGGTTTGTATGGTGTACTTGGTGACATGGACAGGTCAACCGAAGCGGCGAACTTGCTTGCGAAGATGTCAAACAATAGCGAGGACTTGGAGAAAAACACTCGCATTTTGACGGGCGTGTTCGCTGAATTCGGCGATAGTATCCCGACAGAGGGACTTGCCGAAGGAATGCAGGCAACCGCGCAAATGGGCGAGGTACAAGGCGTACTTGCGGACGCACTCGAATGGCAAGGCATAAATCTCGATGAGTATAACGAGAAACTTCAAGCAATGTCCACTGCGGAAGAACGTGCCGCATATATTCAAGAAACGCTGACAGGACTGTACGGAGAAAGCGCGGACGCATACCGAGAAAACAATCAAGCTTTGATTGAAAGCAACGAAGCGCAGCTCCAACTTGACCAAAGCATGGCAGAACTCGGAAAGATTGCACTGCCGATCATGACATCATTGAAGAAGTTTGCATCAGAGTTATTGCAGGCAATTACTCCGTTTGTGAAACTCATCGGAGAGGGCTTGACGGGCGCATTTGAGGGCGCGGCTGATGCAGAGCAGAAACTTGCGGACGGCTTGAGCGGTGTTTTGACAACTGCACTCGATAAAATCACAAAGATGGTGCCGACCGTCCTCAATGTTATTGTAACCATGATTCCCGCTGTGCTTAATGCCATAGTTAAGGCAGTCCCGAAAATACTTGACGCAATTGTAAAAGTAATTCCCGACATCGTACAGATGTTGCTCAATGCTGTCCCGATGCTCATCACTTGCGCTTCGGACATCATTTCGCAAGTGCTTGCCGCGCTTGGGGAGCTGCTCCCGCAAATCGTTCAAAAGATTATTGATATTTTGCCCGTTGTTATTCAAGCACTGATTGAAGCTGTTCCGCAACTGCTCGATGCGGCTATTCAATTTTTGATGGCGATTGTTGATGCAATTCCGACAATCATCGAAAGTCTCTTGCAGGCATTGCCGACAATCATTGATACGATTATCAACGGTGTTCTCGATGCACTTCCGCAACTGCTCGATGCGGCTATCACGTTATTGATGGCAATCGTGGACGCAATCCCGACAATCATTGATTTGCTGATTGAGAATCTCCCGACAATCATTGACACAATCATCAATGCCGTTCTCAACGCGCTCCCGCAATTGCTTGATGCATCAATCAAGCTGTTCTTTGCATTAATTGAAGCAATCCCGACAATTATTGCGGCACTGTATGAGAGATTGCCCGAAATCGTTGCCACGATTGTGACAAGCCTTGCAAAAGCAATTCCGCAAGTGCTGAAAACTGCGCGGGATATGTTCGAGCAGATAATTAAAGCAATCGGAGAATTTCTCAAAAAAATCCCGTCCAAAATCGGCGAAATTGTCGAAGGAATGGTCAAGGGCTTGAAAAAAGGCGTGTCGAAAATCAAAGATGTCGGCAGTGATTTAATCAAAGGACTGTGGGAAGGTATCTCGGACATGGTCGGATGGATTACCGACAAAATCGAGGGATTCGGCGCGGGTGTTCTTGATGGCATAAAAAGCTTCTTCGGCATTGCTTCTCCGTCAAAAGTGATGGCTGATGTTGTCGGAAAAAACTTGGCTCTCGGAATCGGAAAAGGCTTCGAAGATAACATTGCGGGTGTCAACGATGATATCACGGACGCGATAAACTTTGACGATGCGCCTGTCAGCGGTAGCGCAGGCGGCGGAAAGCGCGGCGGTGTTACTATATACCAAACAAACAACTATTCACAAGCGCACAGTCGGTATGAACTCTACAAGAGCAAGAAGCAGACAGAAGCGGCTGTGAGACTTGCAATGGGGGTGTAACTGATGACATTTGACTTTATCTCAGCAAGGGGAGATGTTCTCCCCTTGACATCAAATGATGATTTTTGGCTGACAAACATTGACGGTCAGACAACTGCAAACACATCGATCTCGAGCAATGTCATCGGAGGAGTTGACGGCGATGATGTTAACAACATTCAAGCACAGCCGCGAACAGTCATCTTTGATTTGCGCATCAAAAGCGGTGTCAATGTCGAGGATGCGAAACGCAGAATTCTCAAAGTTATCAAGCTGAAGCAGAACGGCACTCTCCGATGGACGCAGAACGAAAGAACGGTTGACATCATGGGGAAAGTCGAAGCTGTTGACTTGATACGATGGACGAACACAGCAACAATGCAAGTCACTTTGCATTGTGAACAGCCGTTTTGGGAAGATGTTGAAAGTGTAATCGAGCAGATAAACGAAGCGATAAATCTGCATTACTTCACATCCGACATATATGGGATGTTGTATTTTCCCGAAAGCTGCATTGCGCTCGGAGAGTATGACACAACACGGTCAAAGCATTTCTACAACAGCGGTGATGTTGAAGTCGGACTTCAAATCGATATCATTGCAATCGATACCGTCACGAATCCGATTATTTACGATGCAAACGGCAGATTCTTCGGTGTAGGATATGGCACAGGCGAAAAGCGCATTGTCATGGAAAGCGGTGACAAAATAATCATCACAACTCAGCGCGGGAAAAAGGCGGTCACGCTGAACGGCGTTTCGATATTTGACAAAATCAAGCCGAATTCCACTTGGTTGCAGCTCTCAACGGGAGACAATCAATTTGCAATAAATTCAGACGATGAAAGTCTCACGAATATGTCGTTCAATTTGATTTACAAACGGCGATACATATGAGGTGATCTGAATGAAAAGAGCATACGGCATAGATGTCTCATATTATCAAGGCACCATTGATTGGACTGCTGTCAAGGCATCGGGCGTTGAATGGGTAATTCTGCGCGGCGGCTTCGGGAATAGCAATGTTGACACGCAGTTTGTCAATAATATCAACGGCGCAGTTGCGGCAGGAATAAAGAGCATCGGCGTTTATTGGTTTTCGTACTGTCATGACACCGATTCGGCACAGACTGAAGTTGATTTCTGTCTCAAAACAATCGCACCGTATAAACAGCATATCAATTTGCCCGTGTTCTTCGATTGGGAAGAAGCATCGTACAGCTATGCGCAGAGGACATACGGCGAAACGCTGACGGCGGCGCAAATTCAGCAGTTTGCAACCACATGGTGCAATGCTGTCACGGCGGCGGGATATGATACAGGCATCTACTCGAACAAGAGCAATGCGGCAGGATGGTTCAAGACTTCAAGCGGCTATTTGTGGGATGATCTGAATTGCGAATTTTGGTATGCGCGATACGGTGCAAATAACGAAACGTCACTGTTCATCATTCCCGCATTTGAAGCAACGGCACTTTCGGAACATCCCGAAATGAAAATCTTTCAATATTCCGATGTCGGCAGAATCAGCGGCATAAATTCGCAAAGAGTTGACTTGAACATTCGATATCTTGAAGAAGTTGAGCCTGTCACTCCCGATGAGCCGATTGAAACATTCACACCGTCACACGGCATTGATTATGTCGAACTGAGAAACGCAGACAGAGAAGTTGTCGGCATATTAGATACGGCGCAATCAATAATATGGCATTCGGTATATTACGGTGTCGGAGATTTTGAGGTTTATATTAAATGCTCCGAAGATACAATCAGTCTTGTGAATGCGGCAGAGTATGTCACGCGACCGAACAATGACGAAGTGGGAATCATTGAATCGATCTCCATCAACAGCAATCCGCAGGACGGCACAATGCTGACCATAAGCGGACGTTTTGCAAAATCAATTCTTGACAGACGCTTGATTTACAATCTTTCGGGCAAAACAAATGCCGCGACAATTCTGCGCGGCAATGTTGAAACGAGCGTCCGCAAAGTTGTTTCCGCAAATGCAATTGATTGCACCGACACGAACAGAAACATTGACATCATCGGACTCGGCGCAGTTGCGGGAATCAAGAAAATCATAGTTGACGAGAGCGGAGCTGCGGCGCAAAAGCAAGTGTCATACGGAAATTTGCTTTCATATACCGATTCGGTATTGCAAGAATACGGACTTGCATCAAAGATGACGCTTGTCAATGGCAAATTGCTTTATAAGGTGTACGAAGGAATCGACCGAAGCGCAAGCAACGCTGACGGCAATATGCCGATTATCTTCGCAAAAGAATATGACAATCTCAATTCAAGCGCGTATTCGTACAATACGGCAAACGAAAAGAATGTTGCACTTGTCGGCGGAGAGGGCGAAGGGCTGAACAGATTTTACACGCTTATGGGAAGCGCAAGCGGACTCTCTCGAAAAGAGCAGTGGGTCGATGCTTCTTCAATCTCTCAAAAATACGATGATGACAGCGGAAACGAACAGACATACACCGATACGGAATATGCCGAAATGCTCAAAACGCAAGGCAAGCAAAGCATCAGCGAATTGAAAGTTATCGAAGATTTTGACGGCACACTTGATGTCACAAACGGCAATTGGGTGTATGGCATAGATTTCTCGCTCGGTGATATCGTCACCGTGCAGGACAATGACATCGGCAAATACATCAACGCGCGAATTACAGAAGTCACAGAAGTGCAGGACGAAAACGGCTTTTCTGTTGATGCAGTATATCAAGGGGAATAACTATGGATTATGTAAGTTTCATTCTGACCGCGCTCACGATACTCACAGGAGTGTTGACAGTTGTCAGCTTTTACAACGGCAGAAAAAAAGACACAAAGCAAGACGGAGAACGCGAAGCAACTCTGCGATCTGATTTGCAGTACATCAAAGATGTTCTGATTGATGTGCGAAGAGAAACGAAAGAAATTAATCAATTGATTGACAATCATTCGCAGAGACTTGCGCAGATTGAAGAACAAGTCAAATCCGCATACATACGCATCGAGCATCTCGAAAAGCGGATTGATAAAGAGTTTTAAGGGAGTGAGAAGATGGCACAAAAAAGCGGCTTTTTCAACGCATTAATGACAAACGGCATATATGACCGCACATACAATGCGAATGACTACTGCGACAATCTCGCGGTTGTAATTTCAAGCGGTGTTCTGCGCAGCTCCGCTGATGATTTGAAGGTTACATCAAGCGGAATGGTTTGCACTGTGGCGGCAGGCAGAGCATTCATCAAGGGACATTATTATTACAATGATTCTCCGCTGACTTTCGCGGCGGCAACTGCGCCGATCGGCGGTCAGAGGTATGACAGAATCTTTCTTCGGCTGAACACTGATGTGTCAGTGAGAAGCATTTCTCTTGTGTATGTGCAGGGAACGGCTTCAAACGCTCCTGTCAAGCCGTCTCCGATTCGCAGTGGCAATGTGTATGATTTGTGTCTCGCTGACATATTCGTTGATACAAATGCGACTTCCGTCACAGTTACGGACACAAGAGCAAATGCGGACTTGTGCGGATGGGTCTATTCAACTTCGGGAGATGATTCATTCTTCACAACTCTTGATGACAGCTTCAACGAGTGGTTTGAAAGCGCAAAAGACACTCTGTCAAGTGTTACGCTGTTCAAGCGGTACAATTGGACTTCTGTTCTTCAGCAGGCGGCAAAAATAGTCACATTCAACATCCCGCAATGGGACGCTGACACTTGTTTTCTTGAAGTGTATGTCAACGGCATACTTGAAACACAGGGAACAGATTACACGGTAGCAAACAGCAACATCACATTCAAAGGCACTCTGACTGTAGGAACAACTGTGACTGTTAAGGTGTACAAGTCCATTGACGGAACAGGCATTCAGTCTGTCGCAGATGAAATCACCGAATTGCAGAATCAAGTTGCCACAATCGAAGGAGTGGCAGAGTACACATATAAATGCATCAATTCAAATGACAACGTAACTCTTTCACAGATTGCGCAGGCAATTTATAACGGCAGTTATACTGAATCTGCTGTCACAGCGCAGGCGGCGGCATTTCTCGCAGGATTGGGCGGCAATACATATCTTGCAGCTCTGCCCAGTGATGCGCAGATAACAATCAATGTTGTAGGAACTCTCGGCGCATCGGCTCCGTTTGCAGGTAGTGGAACATCTACAGATAGATACAAGTGGTTTTCGCTCGGGATTGATGCGACATCAGAAAAGAAGGTCATATTTGATTTTGCAAATTGCAGTAAAGTTGTAATTTGGGCATCGGCAAACACAGAGAACATTGTATTCTACGGTACTGACATGCACATCAAAAACGTGAACATATGGGCGCGGTGCAATGCTTCATCGTGTGCGTTTGAGATGGTGGCAGGACGGTACAATTACGGTCAAATCACTGTTGAAGATAGCCGCTTGAGAATCGACACAACAGGAAAAGCAATTATCGGCGAAAACGGCACTTTCTTCAACTGCTATACATACGCATCATCGTCCGACACTCATGCGCTGAACTTCTGTCCGACAACAGACAGTCTTGTGCGAGTCATCGGCGGCACACATTACGCCTACACTGCATCTGCCAACGCATCAAACATTTCTGCGATATTCTACACATACGCAACAGAATCAAATGCGGTCATCATTGCGCACAGCATCAATTGTCCGATGATCGCAAAAACAAACTTCTATCAAAAATATTTGTCGGTCGCTTACGCAGGCAAAACGTACATCAACGGCGCAACAAGCACTCTGACAAACGCAGGAACATACACCGAAACAGCGGGACTTGTCGCAAAGAATAAGAGATAAAGAAAAAGCGGAGAACACTCTCCGCTTTTTTGCATTATTTGCGGTGATTTCAAACATCGCATTGATGTAATGTTCGGAATGCCCGCGAGAATCCCGACAATATTTCAAAAAATTAAATCAGCCAACATATGTCAAGCGAGATTTCACCGCCGTCAATCCTTGTATACTCTATGCTTTCGATAATAGTGCGCAGTATGGTATTTCTTTCGCCTGTCGATAATTCATAATAACTGTCAAACACGTTTTTCAAAATCGGCACAGACTTTTTAATTGTCTCGGTGTCATTCTCTTCGTTTGCTTCTTCCGCTTTGCGTTTCTTTTCTTTCAATTCTTCCAATTCTGCGACCAATTCGGTCTTGCGGTCAATGTATTCTTCAATGCTGTCAATGCCTTTTTCAAATGCAATCTTTGCATTTTTCATCTGCTTTTCTTTCTGCTCAATTGATTTCTCAATGTTTTTGATTGCTTTTTTTGCGGCGGTTTCTTTTTTTGTGATTTCGACCGCATAATTATCAAGAAAATAGGTATAGTCATCAAATCGTTTCTTTACATCGTCAATGACAAGCTTCTCGACCACTGAAAGCCCCGCCGAAGTTGCCGAACAGGAATGCCCCGAACATACAAGCCGAGTCTCTCTTGTCACTGGGGCAAACTCGGTGACCGCTTTGTCATACTTATCAGTCTCAATATTCACGGCTTTTTTGATTTCGTGCCACTTTGACACAAACAAGGGCGAATTTGGGTGAAATCTGCCGACATTGCCGCCGAACCAGTCTTGACAATAGTGCTTTTTAACGTTAAGTATTTCCGAAAGTTTACGCGCTGAAAGTTTCGCTTTTTTCTTATGTTCATTAAGAAACTGCAATAACTCATTTTTATCCAATTCATGCACACGCTTTTGAGAACTCTCTCTGCTGTCGGCATTATATACCATTGCTCTGTTGCAAACGGAACACCTGACAAGCCCCGCGAGTGGGTTGCGAGTCTCGTTTCCTCTGCGTGTTGGAGATTCACCGAGTTTTAATTTGCTTTGTACGATGTCAAACTGCTCTTTTGATACAATAGGAGTATGCAAACCTTTGTAAATCGGGCAGTCATTGTTCTTTCTGCGGAAAGTGAGTTTTTCGCCGTCAATCATCTTTTCTACAGTTGTTATTTCGCCATATGTCAAAAATCCGCAGTATGTTGTGTTTTTAAGTATTCGCTGAATGATGCATCTGTCCCACTGTTTCTCGTCAATATATGGAGCGTGAGTGCTGTTGAGATGCGATGCAATCTTGTAGCATCCGTTTCCGTCTGTGTACATATCAAATATTTGTTTGACAGTCTCCGCATCGGCATTCGGACGCAGTGTGAAGCCTTTTTCATCTGCGACTTTCATTTCCTTGCAAGTCACTCTGTCATATCCAAAGGGCGCAACAGACCCGACAAATTTTCCGATTGATGTTGACCAATGTCTCCCATTCTGCAATAATTCTTTTGTCATCTCAAGATAATCGTTTGCGCGAAGAATTTCATCTTTGAAAAATCTTTTGTCATACTTGTTTTGCAAATCATAGATTTTTTGCGGTGTCAAAATTTTTGTGTCTGTGACACTGAATGTGTCAATTATCGTTCCGCAGTCTTTCAAATCTCCGCGAGACAGACGGCTGACATTTATACATAAAATCCCGCCGATGGTTTCCGCTTCTGTCATTTTCAATACTTCTTTGAAAACAGGGCGGTTTCTGATTTTTTCCCCCGAAACAACTTCTTTGAATATATGATTTTCGGGGATGCGATAGCCGAGATTTGCTTCCGCCCACTGTTGCAGTTGTTCTTCATGACGAGCGAGAGTCTCTTCTGTTGATGCATATCTTCCGTCAATAATATCTTCGCGGCTCTTTCGCAAATAAATGATGATTTTACCGAGTTTGTCAACTTCAATTCTGTAATCGTTCAAGTTGTATTTCATTATATTTCTTCCTTTTTTCAAATTTTTGTTTTTTAATCTATTCAAGAGGTGATCTGAATGAACAAATACCATCTATTAAATGTCTATGAAACTATCAATCTTATCGCGCATAAACATAGAATCAAAGGGGTAGAACGTTCCGCTTGGTTTTATTCCGATGAGGAATTTCAGCGGATTAAATCGTGCAAGCGGAACAACATCTTGTAAGAGTGCTTCGGCACTCTTATTTTATTTGGAGATAAAGCTTCATAATCTCTTTGTATAAATCTTCCTTTTTTTCTTTGCTTATTTCGTCACTCGCAAAAACTTCTTTTGCGCGGCTCAACAAGTCAAACACTTCGTCTTTTGTCGCAACACCGAAATAGTCTAAACCTACACCATAAAACTCTGCGAACCGTTTCAATTCCTTGAGGGACGGCGAACGCCTTGAAATTTCATAGTTTGAGATGGTGGCGCGATTGACTCCCAGTCTTTCCGCGAGTTGTTCTTGTGTCAGCTTTCTCCCGCGCCTTAATATTTTCAGCTTCGTGCCAATACTTTCATTCACAAATATGTCACTTCCTTTTCATTCTTTTCGCAAATGTTGCAATTATGCTGAATTGTGTCATTATGTTGCATTGCTTTAATAATATAGCATAAAAATGCAACAAAGTAAAACGATTTAGCAACATTGCACAAAACAAGGGGGATATTTTTGTACATAACATAGAATCGTGTATTTTGTCAAGAAAAATGTATCAAACCTATTGCATTTTGTCTCAAAATGAGTATAATAGTATACAGAACAAGGGAACAAGCGTTCCCATAAAAGAAAGGGAAAAAGAAATGAAGCAGTACGGAGCATTCAAAGCGACAGAGTTTTCAAGAAAGCAGATCGGAGTTGTTTTTGCGAAAGCGAAAAGCGGGGCTTTGAAGATTGAAAAGTGGTTCATGAACGAACTCTACACACTCGCTGATTTCTACGGCTACGATGACAACGGAAATGTTGCCGACAACGAAAGAGATGTTCTTGCAATTCTTGACGCAGTTTTCGCCAACAACGAAAACGCGCAGAACATTATTGATGAGACCGAAGCAAAGTGGTTCAGCCGTTACGGAAGAAAAACACAGGCAAAATGCGACAGAAACGCATTTGTCGCATGATTGAATCAAGAATGAAAGAATCCGAGCGCGGCGGTTAAACCGCGCAGAAAGGATATAGCAATGAAAGCAGAAGCAACAACGAAAATCTACAAAAAGGTGTTCGGAATCGAAGAAAATCATTTCAACGTGAATCGAGAGGTTTGCGCGGTGCTTGTGAATTTCGGAGACGAGCGCGGTGACATCGCTGTGAAAAATGACAACTTCGGAACGCGCCGCAAATATGCGGATTTCACGAACGGCAAAAAAGAAGCGGGGCTTCATCCGTTGCAGATCGTTTTCAGCGGTCTTGAAGTTGCGAAAATGCTCCACGAAAGATACATCGGAAAAGACGGCGAAATTCACACTTTTTAACCAAAGCCGAAGGACGGCGGCAAAACCGTCCCACATATGCAGTTGAAAAGCACTGCACTGACGAGCCGCAGAACGGCGAAATGTGAAAGCTTTGCTATCGGCTTAACGGGCAGAAAGGTTAAAACATGAAATTCAAAGTAGGAGACAAAGTGAAGGTCAGAGCGTGGGACGATATGGAGAAAGAATTCGGGCTTGACGCAGACGGAGACATCAAGTGCCGCTGTCGGTTCACAAAAGGGATGCGCGACTCATGCGGAAAGATAGTACAGATAGAAAGCGTTTCCCCGCACATCGAGGCATACTATATTAAAGATGATTTTCATGCTTTCACAGATGATATGCTTGAAGCCGTTGCCGATGATTTCAAAGTGGGCGACCGTGTTCGAATTGTCAAAAGAATTTCTCACTGCGCCGAAATCGGCGCGACAGGCGTTATCTGCTATTGCAACGGCGAGAACAGTGATTTTGACTACGGTGTTTGCTTCGACAAAGCCAACTCGAGCTTTCATAGTTGCGCTGACAAGTGTAAGATACATCACGGGCAGTACGTTAGGGCTGACGAGATTGAAAAAATAACAACTCGCGATGAAAAAATCGTCATTACAACAGTCGGAAAGACAACGCTTGCGCGACTGTATGAGAACGGCGAAGTCACGAAAACCGCAGAGGCGAAGTGTTCGCCCAGTGACAAGTTTGACTTTGCTGTTGGCGCAAAACTTGCGTTTGAAAGACTGAACGAAAAGACAGAGCCGAAAAAGTTTTTCAACGGCAAAGCAGTTTGCATTGAAAAAAATGACGATTACTGCGCCTACACTGTCGGCAAAATCTACGAATTCAAAGACGGCAAGACCACGCTTGACAACGGCGGGAGTTATCCTGCGAACGGCAACGAGGTGACAAGTATAGACGATTGGAACAGCCGTTATCCGCGCATAGCTTTGGCAAAGTTTCTTGAAATAAAGGAGTAAGCCGTGACACCGTTATATATTGCGATAATCAGATCGAAGAACAGAAAAGCACGGCGCAAAGCACGTTTGAAAAGCATTCTGCAAAGCCTTGTCGGAGCTGCGCTTCTTTTGATTGGTGGTTGGGGGCTTGCGTATCTTGCATCAAGTATCTTTGCAACACTGCATCTTTAGTCGGCACATTATGTGTCGAAACGCAACTCGAAGGGGGGGTGATGACACAGTGAAGCGAATCAAGCTGAAGCAATTCCGAATCGGACTTGACTATACGCAGGAAGAAATGGCAGAGATACTTCGCGTTTCTCGCGTTCAGTATGCTCAAATCGAAAACGGCAGACAACTCGGAAAACAACAGTTTTGGTGCAATCTGCAGAATGCATTCGACATCCCCGATTCGGAGATGTGGGAACTCATGAAAAGAAGGGAAGATTGAGAAGATGGAAAAAATCATAGAATTGATTGAAGAAAAGCTACAAGAGCAGGACGCAACAATCAATATGCAGAAATGGCAAATCAGTGATCTGGCGGCGAAACTCGAAGAAGCAGAAAAGACAATCGAAAGAATGAGGAAAGAACATGAAACTGTATGAACTTTCAAACGAGTATCAAACTTTGATGAATCTTGTTGATGAGGACATTCCCGCCGATGTAATCAGTGACACGCTCGAAGCAATTTCGGCGGAGATTGAAGTCAAAGCGGACAACATCGCTTGTATGCTGAAAAATCTTGATGCGGACATAACCGCAATCAAAGCGGAAGAAGAGAGACTTGCGGAGAGACGGCGAAAAAAGCAAGCATCATATGAATGGTTCAAGCGGTATCTTTCAGCGGAGCTGCGGAAAGCTGAAGTTTCGGAAATCGAAACTGCGCGAAACAGAATCACTTTTCGCAAAAGCGAATCGGTTGATATCACCGATGAGGGCGCATTCATCGAATGGGCTGAGGAAAACAGAGATGATTTGCTGACATTTCCACCGCCGAAAATCAATAGAACCGCTATAAAAGCGGCAATCAAAGACGGTGCGAACATTGCAGGCGCACAGATGGTCGAAAAACAAAACATTCAAATAAAGTGAGGTAACACATGAACACAGCAATCACTATAACCGCGATAATCTGTTTAACTGTAATAGCATTAGCGATTCTTTCAAAAACAGGGGGCAAAAAATGAACTTCCGAGACTTAACAGCAGATGACATCGAATGCCGAGTGCAGTCAGTCAAACAGAAAGGGCTTGTGCTTCTTCTGTACAAGAACGCGAGAGTTGATATGAATATTCTTGACGAGACAGTCGGCGCGGAGAATTGGCAGAGAGAACACTATGAATGCAAAGGCAATCTGTTCTGCCGAGTCGGCATCTGTTGCAAAATGAACATAGACGAAAGCGGCAACAACGGCGATATTCTTTCCCCGTCTTGGGTATGGAAAAGCGATTGCGGAACAGAAAGCAACACCGAAGCGCAGAAGGGCGAAGCGTCTGACAGCTTCAAAAGAGCCTGCTTCAATTGGGGTATCGGGCGAGAGTTGTATACATCTCCTTTCATTTGGATTCCCGCGCGATACTGTCGCATTGAAAACGGCAAATGCAATGACAAATTTGCAGTTGAAAAAATCATCATCGAAAACAAGCGCATCACTGCTGTTTCAATTCTCAACACAAGCACCGAGGGCGTAAAAAAAGAACAGCGGTGCTTTGTATGGCAGGAGAAGAAAAATGAAACTGACAGGGCAGATTGATGACGTGACAGTCAGTCTCACAGGCAAGCCGAAGCTGACGCTTGTCATCAACGAAAAGAGTGATCTGCTTTGCGGATATGACGATATGAAAGACATCGAAAAGCTTTCAATCGAAATCAAGCAGTACAGAGAAAAGCGCAGTCTCAACGCGAACGCTTACGCATGGAAACTCATCGGAGAGATTGCCGACATTGCGAGAGCGTCAAAAGAAGAAATCTATCTCGAAATGCTTCGAAGATACGGACAAAGCGAATTGATAAGCGTACTTGCACACATTCCGATTCAACACTATGTCAAGTATTACGATGAAGCAGGAGAAAGCAAGCTGAACGGCAAACTGTTCAAGCATTATCGAGTTTACAAGGGCAGCTCCGAGTTTGACACAAGGGAAATGTCTGTTTTGATTGACGGCATTGTCGGAGAAGCAAAGGAACTCGGCATTCAAACAGAAACGCCCGAACAGCTTGCAAAAATCAAATCACTGTGGAAGGACTGACGTGATGAAAAGTGTACTGCAAAACAAGCGCGAGTGCATTTTCTGCCACACAACAAGAGACTTGCATCGGCATCATGTTTTCTTCGGCACAGGATTGCGGAGTCAAAGCGAAAAATACGGTTTGACTGTGTATCTGTGTGCAAGGCATCACAATATGTCGGACAATTCCGTTCATTTCAATCGAGAACTTGACATCGGTTTGAAAGAGTGGGCGCAGGAAAAAGCAATGCGGCATTATTCGTGGTCGAAAGATGATTTTCGCAAATTATTTATAAGGAGTTACCTATGATTGAATATGAAGATGGCTGTGTGGGATGTCCGCCCGAGTTGGGGTGTCTCGGAGACAGTTGCCCGAATCGCAAAATCATTCATACATACTGCGATTGTTGCGGCGAAGAAGAACAACTCTATTGGTACGAAGATGAACAGCTTTGCAAAGATTGCATAATCGAAAGAGAAATTGAAAGATTGGAGAAAGTTGAAGCATGAACAAAGTAATTATCAGCGGCAGAACAACTGCCGACATCGAACTCAAGACAACGCCGAGCGGCACATCTGTTGCATCGTTTACGGTGGCGGTTGACTTTGGATACGGCGAAAAGAAGCAAACATCATTTCTTGACGTGGTAGCATGGCAGAAGCAAGCGGAGAATGCATCGAGATATGTTCACAAGGGGGACAGAGTAATCATTGACGGCAGACTTCAAACTCGCGTATATGAGAGCAACGGACAGAAACGGAAAGTTACTGAAATCGTTGCGAATGAAATTGAATTTATCGAAACAAAGCGTGACGCAGCTCCGAATCCTGCTCCGATTCCGAATGCCACAAATCTCGCCGAGATTGCGGACGATGATGAACTTCCATTTTAGAAAGGAGAATGAACATGACTGATTTATCAGCATATTGGGAATCAATCCCGACAGGAAAAGCAAGTGCGGCAACATATGCGGACTTGTGCGCCGAGTGGGAATGCTGTGAACGGAAAACAAGAGCAATTCTTCACGAATTAAGTCTGTACGACAGCGGAGATGATTTCATTCTCATCAGATCATCTTCAGTCAAAGGATTTTACCGCACTGACAACAAAGCCGAGATTGAAGCATACAAACGAGAGTGTCTTGCACGGGGGCGAAGCAATTTCGCCCCTATCAAGAAAATTAATCGCGTTTTGAGCAACGGCGGCGCGCAGTTGAACATCGAAAACAATCTCCGTGTAATGCGAGAAAGCGCAGGGCTCACGCAAGCCGAAGTTTGCGAAAAATTGAAAATCCCCGTGTTCGACAAGTTTCTTCTGTCGAAGATGGAGAACAATTGTTGTTTGCCGACTCCGTATCAGTTGGAGCTGCTTGCGAATCTGTACGGCTGTAATGCGGCAGAATTGGTCGGGATGGGTGTTTGTATTGCTCAAACATAAACGCCGCGCAGAGAGCATTAAAAACAAGTTGCAACACAAAGAAAGGAAACATTATGAACGAACAGATTAAGAGCGCAATCGAAAGCATTAAGGAAATGCCGTTTGAAGAGAAAATCGGCACAATTAACGAAATCAAAAAACTCTTAAAACAGATAAGCCCATTCTCGGCAGAACCTGTTGAGTGTGTCCAGTGGGTAAAGTCGGACGAAGTAATCGCAAATGACTATAACCCGAACAGTGTTGCGCCGCCCGAAATGGAGCTGCTTCACACTTCAATACAAGAGGACGGATATACACAGCCGATAGTTGTATGGCAACATGACGGCATATATGAGGTTGTTGACGGATTCCACAGAAACAGAGTCGGGAAAGAGGACAAGGACATAAAAGAACGCATTCACGGCTATCTTCCTGTTGTGGTAATCAATAATGACAGACAGGACAAAGGAGATAGAATTGCTTCGACAATCCGTCACAACAGAGCGAGAGGAAAACACAAAGTCGAAGCAATGAGCGACATTGTAATCGAATTGAAGCGCAGAAACTGGAGCGACAAGAAGATTGCAAAAGAACTCGGCATGGATGCTGACGAAGTGTTGAGACTCACGCAGATAACAGGACTTGCAGAAATGTTTGCTGACAAGGATTTCTCACAGGCTTGGGAAGTTGAAATGACTCCCGATGAAGATGTAACGGAGTTTTGACATGAAGCGCATTTTTCACCATTTTGAAAAGTGGGAAGATTATCACAACGGAATGTATGACGAATGCAAAGACGGCAGACAAGAGCGTGTCAAAAAAGCAGTTTATATATTAGGGACTCCCGAAGTTTGCAGAGAAGCAATGGAAAAAGTCATTGCAGAGTGGAAAATTGCAACGGAGTATAATCTTTCAAATGCTGAAATAAACAGAAAGGCTTGGTTAGGTCAAGCGGCTTGCAGTTGTTATGGGAATGTTCACGAAGATGAAACTCGCGAAGCGTGGGGACTGATGACCGAACAACAGCGAATCAAGGCGAATGCAATCGCAGGGGAAATTATAAAAAAGTGGTGTGGCAAATATGATTTTGAACATTCGCCGCAAATATCAATTTTTAATGACTGGGAGGGGATATTTTGAAAAAATTACTTGATATGAATGTCTACGAAGCGGCAAAGAAGCGCATTGAATGGACGTTCGATAATTTTGAAAGAGTGTATGTGTCTTTCTCGGCGGGAAAAGACAGCACTTGCATGATACACATGGTTGCTGATGAAGCAATAAAGAGGGGAAGGACATTCGGTGTGCTTCTCATCGACCTTGAGGGAATGTATAAGAAAACAATTGACCATGCGGAACGAGTGCGTGAAATGTACAAGGACTATTCTGAATGGTACTGGGTATGTCTCCCGATTCACTTGAGGAATGCCGTCTCGGTGTATGAGCCGTTTTGGAAATGTTGGGATAAGGATGCAGAGCCGCAGTGGATTAGACCAATGCCGAAAGACTGTATCAAAGACATTGACTATTTCCCATTCTTCAAGGACGGAATGGAATTTGAAGAGTTTGTGCCGCTGTTCGGCGAATGGTACGCACAAGGCAAGAGCTGCGCTTGCTGTGTGGGTATCCGATCTGACGAAAGTCTTAATCGTTACCGAACAATCGCAAATAGATATAAAACTCCAAAAGACGGCAAAATGTGGACTACGAAAGTCACCGAACACACATACAATGTCTATCCGATTTATGACTGGGCAACGGAAGATGACTGGATTTATCAAGGCAAGAATCCGCAGAAACCATACAACGAACTCTATAACTATATGCATCTCGCAGGACTGACAATTCATCAAATGAGAATCTGTCAGCCGTATGGCGATGACCAAAGGCGAGGGCTGTGGCTCTTTCACTTGATTGAGCCTGAGACATGGGCGCGAGTTGTGGCGCGAGTAAACGGAGCTAATAGCGGCGCGATGTATATCAACGAAACAGGCGATATCAACGGATACAGAAAAATCACAAAGCCAGCAGGGCACACTTGGAAATCGTTTGCCACACTGCTTATTAACTCAATGCCGCCGAAAACGCAAGAACACTACAAGAACAAAATATACAAGTTTATCAAGTGGTGGGAAACAAGAGGATATCCCGATGGCATCCCCGATGAAGCAGATTTGCAGTTGGAAAGCAAAAAGGATGTTCCGTCATGGCGCAGAGTGTGCAAGTCACTCCTGCGGAATGACTACTGGTGCAAGGGGCTTTCTTTCTCACAGCAACGGTCAACTGCTTATGAGAAGTATATCGAGATGATGAAGCAGAAGCGGGAGCAGGACGAAGGACAACAGAAACTGTGGGAAGATTGAGAGGAGAGGTATGAATGGCAGAACGGCGAATGTTCGCAAAGACTATTATTGACAGCGATGCATTTCTTGATATGCCGCTTTCGGCGCAAGCACTATATTTTCATTTGTCAATGCGCGCGGACGATGACGGCTTTATTAATAATCCGAAAAAGATACAGCGAATGGTCGGGGCAAGTGACGATGATTGCAAATTGCTGTTGATGAAGCGTTTTGTCATTGCGTTTGAAAGCGGTGTTGTAGTAATAAAGCATTGGAAAATTCACAACTACATACAAAAAGACCGATACAAGCCGACAATCTATCAAGAAGAAAAAAACCTACTTGCGGAGAAAGAAAACAAAGCGTATACAGAATGTATACATGATGGATACACGATGGAGACACAGGTTAGAGATAGTATAGAGTTAGTTAAGAGTAAGAATAGTATAGGGGATGCTCCGCAAACAACAAAAACAAAACGATTCACTCCACCGACTGTTGACGATGTACGCGCTTATTGTGCTGAACGCAACAACAATGTTGATGCTGAACGATTTGTCGATTATTATACGGCAAACGGATGGCAAGTCGGCAAGAACAAAATGAAAGACTGGAAAGCCGCTGTTCGGACATGGGAGCGCAATACAAGCAAAAACATCAAAACTTCGTGCAACAATCCCGATGACGGACTTGACGGTATTTTCTGAGGAGATCGAACAACATGGATATTAAAAGCGTTATTGACGGAATCGAACAAGCTTCATTCGGTGCTATCAAAAAGAACGATTGCGATTATATCGGCGAAAATGGGCTTCTTTACTGCGGCAAGTGCAACACTCCGAAGCAAACGAAAATCGAAGTTTTCGGAGAGACGAAAACGCCGATGTGCCTTTGCAAATGTGAAAAAGAGCGCATCGACAGCGAAGCAAGAGAAGAACGGCTGAAAAGTCTTTCAGACGCATACAGACATGATTGTTTCTCTGATGCAAGAATGGCAACATGGGACTTTGCGCATGATGACGGAGAGAGCGAACGCATTATCAAGATTGCAAAGAATTATGTGCAGAACTTCGAAAAGATGCGCAGTGACGGAAAAGGGCTTCTGTTCTTCGGCAATGTCGGCGGGGGGAAAAACATTCACTGCCGCTTGCATTGCGAACGCAGTAATTGACAGATGCTTCAGTTGCAAAATGACAAACTTTGCCGATATAGCGAATACTGTTCAAGGGATGCTTGATGGAAAGCAGAAATATTATGATGGTCTTATGAAATATGATCTGCTTGTTATTGATGACTTGCTTGCTGAGAGAAAAACAGAGTACATGAGCGAGATTGTTTTCAACGTCATTGACAGACGCTACAGAAGCGGACTTCCGATGATTGTGACAAGCAACTTGACATCGGAAGCTGCGCAATCCTGCCGATGTTACACATCAGCGCATATTCAGTCGATTGCTTGAAATGTGCGTTCCGATTGAAGTCAAGGGCAAGGACAGAAGAAAAAAGATTCTCAAAGATACATATAGTGAGTATGCCGATTTGTTGGGGCTGAATCAATAATTTCATGTTTACAATTCATTTACAAAATCTATGTATTTGTGTTCATATTTGTCTTGTATAATATAATCACAAACAAAGGAACACACGTTCCCACAGAACGAAAGGAAAAAGAAAATGACAAAGCTACAAGCTAACGAAATCAAAAAGGTGCTTCACGGAGATTATGTAGTTTATTTTCAAAGCAAAACGGGAAAGTTGAGAGTTAGAGCGTACACATTTTATGATGACTTTGACAAAGAATTTGAGCAGAAAAGAATAGCAGAACTGTTAAACAAAGTATCGGCAAGTGGCTTTAGACCTAAATTCTCAATCGAGCATAAAACATATCAAGGTTTTATTCATTTTACCAATATACTATTTCAATAAACAACCGCGCGGGGGGGCAAATCCCCCCCGCAGAAAGGCAACACCATGAAAATTGAAGTGGGCATGAAATTCAAAGGCAACATAAACGGAAGAACAGTCACAATCTTGAAAGCAGATGCAAACTTTGTCACATATCGTTGCGATGACAACGGAGTGGTTTTCGCGATGGGGAGAAAAGCGTTTGAGCATTGCGATGTAGAGGAGTTAAAAGAAATGAAATTGAAAGGGAGAAGGAATGATACGCAAGGGGTTATATAATATCCGTTGCAGAGATGGGCTTAAATTGGTAGATGGATATATCTACACAACACCTGTGCAAGGTGAGCCGATTTCATTCGGGATTACGCAGTATAATGATGGATGGTACATAATAACCGAGTTGTCAACGGGTATGAAATTGCCCTTTGAGACAAATATAAATCTTACGATGACCGTAATGCAGTTAAAGGTATATTTAACAACGCATGAACTTAAAAAGAACATACAACGGTATATAATTAAATACGGGAGAGCAAACGAGGAGAGAAAATGAGCAAATACGGAGATAATTGCAAAGCCTGCGAGAAGTGCGAAAAGAACAACGAGGGAAACTGCACTGTTTTCAAAACGTGCGAGACATTCCGAAGATGGTTTTCGGGAGCGTGGAACGAAATAAAATACATAACGGAGAAAATAAAAGATGACAAAAGCAAGTCTTGAACGGAAGAAGAAGAGTTTCAAAAAGATTTACGGCACATCATATGTTGCGGAAACGGGAAAATATCAGCCGACAGAATTCACAATTGCGCTTGAGTATGACCGCGAAGGGAATTGCTTTTCGATAAATGACGGCATACGCAAGTGGACTGTCTGCGCTTCAGATGTCCTGTCTGTTTTGTTTTGAGTGTGTCAAAACGCAACTATTTGAAAGGGAATGATGATGAAAGTACTTGAATTATTCTGCGGTACAAAATCGATTTCAAACGCATTTAGGGAGAGGGGGCATGAAGTGTATACAGTCGATTGGGAGAAAGACTTCGCGCCGACTCTCTGCGCCGACATCGGGCAAATGACTGTTGGTGATGTCGTGCAGCTCTGCGGCGGCAAGCCCGATGTAATATGGGCATCTCCCGATTGCACAAGTTACTCCGTTGCGGGGATAGGGCATCACAGACGGAAGAACACCGAAACGGGAGAACTTGACCCGATTTCACAGTACGCTCTGTTTTGCGATGACGTGAACAGAAATGTTGTAAAGCTGATTCGTGATCTGAATCCGAAATACTTCTTCATCGAGAATCCGCGTGGCGGTTTCCGCAAGATGCTCTTTGTGAAAGACATACCGAGATACACAGTCACATATTGTCAATACGGATATCCATACATGAAGCCGACCGACATTTTCACGAATCATCCGCATCCCGATTTCAAGCCGCCGTGCAAGAATGGCTTTCCATGTCATCAGCCGTCACCGAGAGGAAGTCAGCAAGGCATGACGGCAATTCGCTCAAAGAGAGAAAGAGCGAGAATCCCGAAAGAATTGTGCAAGCACATTGTTGATATTTGTGAGGTGTAAAAAATGAAAATCAAACTTGACGAATTCGCATTCATGCCCGAAAGGGCGCACGACACCGATGCGGGGCTTGATCTGAAAGCCCCGCAATGTGTCGGAATGAAACTATTATGAAAGGAAAACGAATGAAAGTATTAAGTTTATTTGACGGCATAAGCTGTGGACGCGTTGCGCTTGAAAGAGTGGGGGCAAACGTCGAAAGATATTTTGCATACGAAATAGAGCCGAACGCTATCAAAATTTCAAAAAAAAACTATCCCGATATTATTCATTGCGGAGATGTCTTTGATACAGATTTTTGTTCTTTCGCAACACAAGGTATTGAATTGCTTATCGGGGGTAGCCCTTGCACATTTTGGAGCAAAGCAAAATGTCACACGGCAAAGCAAGCGAGGGAACTTGACACGGGCGGCATAGGCTGGAAACTGTTTGAAAAGTATTGCGAAGCATTACATAATGTAAGACCGAGATATTTCTTGTACGAAAACAATTACGGTATGCCCGAAACCATCAAGCAATCAATATCCGAAAAGCTGGGTGTGCAACCTATCATGATAGATAGTGCGCTTGTTTCTGCTCAAAACCGAAAACGTCTATATTGGACGAATATTCCGAACGTTGAGCAGCCAAAAGACAAGGGTATCAAAATCAAAGACATTATAGTTGATAATCCGACACTTATCAAACATTTTGACGAGCGGATAAGAAAAACGATACAGCCTACGCCTTACGGATATAAATATGACTTAAGTGGCAAAGGTTATTATTCACAGCAAGACAGATTATATTGTCTTGACGGAAAAGCCCCGACTATTGCACGTTGTCGAACGGAAACAAAGTTTAATGTTTATCTCGGAAACGAAACATATAAAAAAACTTGCCCGATTGAAGCGGAACGCTTGCAAACGTTGCCTGATGATTACACAGAGGGCGTACCTAAGACGAGAAGATTTGAAGCAATCGGCAACGGTTGGACGGTTGATGTAATCGCACATATTCTTTCGTTTATACCCAATGTGACGTGTAGTGGAAAATGAAAAGCGAAGAATTAAAAAAAGCTTTGCTTGAAGAAACTCCCGTTGCGATTGACGGAATGACTTACGCAAAAATAAGCGCGATTATATATCGCAAACGCAAAAACAGCATTGCGGTTTTTGCGGAGCTGCTTGACCGTTGCGGCAATAGCGTGACGATTGTCCGCGCAGAAGATGTGAAAGAGGTGAAAATTTGAACGGATTCAAAATCGAAGCAAAACTGCCGTCTATGAATGAATATGTGCGGAGCTGCAGGGCGAACAAGTACAGCGGCGCAGAATTCAAAAGAAGCATTGAAGCACTTATCGGATATAGCATCACAAGAGGAATATCAAGAGGAATGCTCAAGCCAATTGACAAGCCGTGCGAGATACACATATATTGGCACGAAGCAACACAGCGCAGGGATGTTGACAACATCCAAAGCGCACAGAAATTCATTCTTGATGCTCTGCAACATCATAAAATCATCAAGAACGACAACAGAAAATGGGTAAAGCAAATATATCACACGGTCATTGACGATGAAAAAGACTTTGTAATAGTTGATATTAGAGAGGTGAAAAATGACAAAGATAATTGCGGTTGACTTTGACGGAACGCTCTGTGAAAACAAATATCCCGAAATAGGAGAGCCAATACAAGAAGTTATCGACGAACTTCATGCGGAACAAATGAACGGCGCAAAAACAATTCTGTGGACTTGCAGATGCGATGATGAACTGAAAGCCGCTGTTGATTGGTGTAACGAACACGGAATAAAGTTTGATGCAATCAATGAACACTTGCCCGAAATGAAAGCATTGTTCGGAAATGATACAAGAAAGATATTTGCCAATGAATATTGGGATGACAGGGCAGTAAGAAAGGGGAAAAGTGATAATGAACGAACTCTTGAAAAGACTTAAATTGAACAAGCACAAACTTTCCGCACAGCAGTACAGAACGATAAGAGGGCAAGCATTGTCGGGAGATGTTTCGGGAGCAGAAAGAGGATTAAACAAAATTTTGTGGAGAATTAAATAATCAAATGAGCGGCTATTTTAGCCGCTTTTTTGTGTCGTATCGGCACATTGTTTGATATGATTGAATGGAATCATATCAAAGGCGGTGCATTATGTGAAGATAAAGGAAATAGAAATCTCCTGCATTAATGAATATGAGAACAATCCACGAAATAACGAAAAGGCGGTTGAAGCTGTTGCGGAGAGCATTCGGCAATTTGGATTCAAAGTGCCGATTGTGGTTGACAAAGATTTTGTAATTGTTGCGGGGCATACAAGGCTGAAAGCGGCAAATGTTCTTGACATGAAAAGCGTTCCTTGCGTTATTGCAGACGATCTGACCGAAGAACAGTTGAAAGCATATCGCCTTGCGGATAACAAAACGGCAGAACTTGCCGAGTGGGATTTTGAAAAGTTGCACGAAGAATTAAAAGCCTTGAATGCCTTTGACATGGACGTGTTCGGCTTTGACACTTTGCCCGATCTTATGGACGAGATGAACGATTCAACCGAAATATCAATTGATGATATTCTCGGTGAAGAAGAGACAAAAACGAAACGCGGGGATATTTGGTTGTTGGGGCAACACCGTCTGATATGCGGAGACTGCACCGACAAGGCTATAATTGCACAGCTTATGGACGGAGCGAAAGCGGACTTATTATTGACAGACCCGCCGTATAATGTAGCGATTGAGAACAGTGCAGGACTGACGATTCAAAACGATAATATGAGTGACACTGCGTTTTATGAATTTCTGCATTCGGCATTTTCTGCCGCAAACAGTGCAATGCGAGATGGCGCAGGATTTTACATATGGCACGGAGAAACCGAAGGGCTGAACTTCCGCAAGGCTTGCAATGCTGTAAAGTGGAATTTGAAACAATGCATAATTTGGGTGAAAAGTCAAATCACCATAGGGCGGCAGGACTACCAATGGAAACATGAGCCTTGTCTATACGGATGGAAAGGCGGCGGCAGTCACTATTTTATCAAAAACCGAAAGCAAGCAACGGTTATTGACGAAGATGTCAATCTTGAATTTATGACGGCTGATGAGCTGCGCAAAATGATTGCCGATATCATGGAGCAGTCAAGCATATTGAGAGAAGATAAGCCGTTAAAAAATTCAGATCATCCGACAATGAAGCCTGTTCCGCTGATAAAGAAGCAAGTCAAGAACAGCACAAAGCGCGGCGGGATTGTCCTTGACATTTTCGGGGGCAGTGGCACAACACTGATGGCTTGCGAAGAATTGCACAGAACTTGTTATATGTGCGAATTAGATGAAAGGTACTGTGATGTAATAATCAAGCGATATGAAGAAATGACAGGCAAAAAAGCGGTGAAGTTGTGTCATTCTGGCGCAAGTATCGAATAAACTTGACAAATCGGCACTTTCATGGTATAATATAGGCGAAATAAAAGAATACGAAAAAAACAAGGTGCGGATGTGACTATTATTTTTGATAAATAGACCGTTAAATGCGATTGACTTCGACAGCCTTGTTTTTATATATATATAGTGGGTGAAAGCATGGCAAAAGCAGGACGGCGAACGAAGTATCACGAATATGTTCAGCCACACATAAAACAGATTGAAGAGTGGGTTAAGAGTGGAGCAACGGAGAAAGAAATCTGTGACGCGCTCGGCATTGCTCCGTCTACGTTTTACGAATACAAAAAGAAATACTCGGAATTATCGAATGCTTTACGCGCAGGAAGGCAATGTGTTGTACTCAACATCAAAGCGGCTCTTTTCAAAAAAGCAATGGGATTCGAATACGAGGAAAAGCGCGGAATAAAAAAAGACGGGATTATCACATCAACGGAAGTGTATGTGAGATATTGTCCACCTGACACAACAGCCGCCGCGATGCTGTTGAGAAACTATGATGAAGAGTGGCGGGATAAAGATTCTGCTTCGACAGATTTCAAGCGGCAAGAAATCGAAATCAAAAAGGCACTTGCGGAAGCGGGAAATTTTGATGTTGAATTTTAAGTGAAATTGTGAGCATAGGAGAGCGGAAAGATGAGCGAACGAAACTATTATTGTTTTTGCGATGATAATTGCAAGTTTCCGACAATGACAAGCGAACAGATTCTTGCGGCTATCGCAGAAGCAACGGGAAACACTCCGACAAGTGTTGATGATGCATTTATCACCAAACTCAAGGAGATGAACACAAGCGGCAATTTTACTGTTTGGATAGGCACAAGCGCGGAATATGCGGCACTTGTGGCAAACGAGGGACTTGTCGAAAACAGATTGTACATCACAACGGACGATTCATTTGCAAGCGATGTCAATGCCGCAATTGAACAGCTACGGACGCAAGTTGCGACACTCTCGGCGGCTACTCTTGAAACTGAGTGGGTGGCAATAAAGCGCGGCACGCAGAATATGACTATCGGTTATTATAAGCAAGTCGGAAATATGTATACGATATCACTTGATTATAATCCCGTGATATTCAACGCCGATTTTGATACTACACACGAAGATTCCGTTGATTTGCCGATAACGCTTTCAACACCGAAAATGCACTTCAACGATGTTCCTGCGGTGGGCGTAACTACAAGCAGTACTGTGGGGATAAATTATTATATGTTGCCTGCCGAAATCCGCAAAAACAAGATAACATTTCATCATGCACGCAAACAAACTACAGAAGTTAAACTTGTAGTCACTCTTCCGAAGGCGGTGAGCTGATGGCATATATTAACGGAAAAAACATCCCGTTTGTATACGGGAGTTTCGGTTCAGATGTTTCTTTCGGCATCACTTCTGCGACTGTCGGTCAGATTGTCAAGTTGAAAGTAAAGACGATTGACGGAAACGGCAAACCGACTTCGTGGGAAGTGGTTAATGATGAAAGCAAGTAAAGGAGAAAATAATGAAAACATTCGGAATTGATGTGTCAGCATGGCAGAAGGGCTTTGACTTCGCCAAAGCAAAAGCAGAGGGCGCAAAGTTTGCGATTCTGCGCGGTGCATATTCTTGTCCCGCTATTGAATCAAACGGCGGTAAAGACACTGAGTTTGAATCGCACTACGAAAAAGCAAAGGCACAAGGGCTTTCCGTTGGCGTTTATCAGTATTCAATGGCGCGGACGGTTCGGCAGGCGAAGCAAGAAGCGAAATTTCTTCTCGACAATGTGCTGAAAGGCAAGCAGTTTGAACTTCCGATTTACATCGATGTTGAAGATGCTTGTCAGAAGAAACTCGGGAAAAGACTTCTCACCGACATTGTGAAAGCGTGGTGCGAATATCTCGAACCGAAGAAATTCTTTGTCGGCATTTACGCTTCAAAGTCATTCTTCGATGAATATCTCTATGACGCAGAACTCAAGAGATATAATCATTGGGTTGCGCAGTGGGCGAATGAATGTACCTATGAAAACAAATCGATCATGGGAATGTGGCAGTTTGGCGGCTCAACAAATGCGATTCGCTCCAACACGGTGGCGGGTGTCACTTGCGACCAAAACTATATGCTTTCGGATTTCGCTTCTGTGATAAAAAGCGAGGGGCTGAACGGATTCACTGTAAAGCCGAAAGAAACGGTTTACACGGTTGTTGCGGGAGATACTCTCTCAGCAATTGCTGAGAAGTACGGCACTACATATCAGAAGCTTGCAGAATACAACGGCATTGCGAATCCGAATGTGATTGCTGTCGGTCAGCAGATTAAAATCCCGAACGGAGCTGCGAAAGCAAAAACGGCAATAAAAGCGGGAGACACGGTGCGTGTTGTCAATCCTGTTGCATACGGCACAAACACAAGATTTCAGTTGTGGCATGACAAATACATTGTCTATGAAATCAACGGAGACAGAGCGGTCATCGGCGTAAACGGTGTAATAACTGCGGCAATCGCAGTCGGGAACATCGAAAAAGTGTGAAGCCGCTCAATCAACCGCATGAATTGTATTTGACAACAGAGTTTCGTGCGCTTCGCTCAGACTTGATGAACAGGCGCACGAACTCTGCGGGATTCTTGCTGTGCGAGGAATGCGGAAAGCCGATTCTCAAGAAATATGACTGCATTGCGCATCATCATATTCCCGTCACAACGCTGAACATGAACGATGCGTCAATCACGCTGAATCCCGACAACATAAAGCTTGTGCATTTAGACTGTCACAACCGCTTTCATGCGAGATTCGGACACAACGGGCGCAAAGTGTACATTGTACACGGTGCGCCGCTGTCGGGCAAAACGTTATATGTGAACACGCATAAAGGCAACAGCGATCTGATTGTTGACATCGATAACATATGGGAGTGCATAACAGGCAGTGACAGATATGTCAAGCCGAATGCGCTGAAGCAAGATATGTTTGCCGTGAGAGATTGCCTGCTTGACTGCGTTAAGCGGAGAATAGGCAGTTGGGAAACGGCGTGGATAATAGAGAGTTTGCCTTTTCGCACTCCGAGAGAAGAAAGAGCGCGGCAATGCGGCGGCGAACTCATTCACATTGACACGGACAAAGAAACTTGTCTCAATCGTTTGTATGTCGATGACAGCAGACCAAAAGAGCAGTGGACGAAATACATCAATGATTATTTCGTCAGCTTTCAAGAATGAATCTATCTTACCAACCGATATATCCTCCTTTCTATCCGATAGCGCGGCGGTGAAATAATACCGCGCTGATTATAACATTAGCGGGGAAAACGATGAAAGTTATCAAAGCGGATTTGCCGAGCGAACTTGCGACATTGGAGCTGCACACATTCGCTGATGAACACATCGGCGATATGCACTGCGATGTTCCGAGACTCAAAGAGCGCATTGCATATGTCGCAGATACAAACAATGCGTACTGCGTGTTGAATGGCGATATTCTCGACTATGCGTCACGCAGTAGCATCGGGGACACGGAGTCGCGCACACTCAACATCATGGAACAGCTTGAAAGAGCCGTTGAACTGTTTACTCCGATAAAAGATAAAATAATATGCATCACAAACGGCAATCATGAAAATCGCGCATATCGCAAAGAGGGAATTGATATGTCAAAGATGATTGCGATGCAATTGGGGATCGATGACAGATATTCGCAAACGTCAGCATTTGTTTTCTTGCGCTTCGGCACTCCTTTGCATAATCACGGAGACAAAAAAAGAAAGATGCTTTACACACTGTATGTGAATCACGGAAGCGGCGGCGGACGGAAAGAGGGCGCGAAAGCAATAAGACTTGCAGACATGGCAAGCATAGCAGATGCGGACATCTACATTCATTCGCACACGCATTTGCCGATGATTATGAAACAAGGCTTTTTCCGAGTGGATATTGCAAACAGTGCTGTTGCGAACGCAACAAAGCTTTTTGTGAACACGGCAAGCAATCTCGATTATGGCGGGTACGGAGCTGCACAAGAATTCAAACCGAATTCAAAGGACACTCCGATTATATATCTCAACGGCAAAACAAAAGAGATGAGCGCGAAACTTTAACTGCTTGCTTTTGACTCCGAAAAAATATCCCCCGATAAAAAATTTTTTCAAACACGGGAATAAACTGTGC